TCAACCGAAGCAGAAACGATTCTGAAAGCTCTAATGCCTTCAGTATCAAATCCTGTTCCAGCAAGAGAAACAGTAAAGGAATGGTAATTACCAGGTACATCACCATCTTCGTATCCAAACGATGCGGAAGTAACAGATCCTGAATCAACAGTGAATGCCTGAGAAGCTGTGTTGATTGAGTATCCAAAACGACCTGCGCCGTAAAGACCGCCGCTAACTTCTTCGTCAACTGCCATCTTATCGCCAGCTGTCGAAACGTTACCGTACATGTTGTCATTAGCTGTAAAGCCAGCTGTGCTTGATCCGTACTTGAAGTCTAGGAAGAAAGCAAGACCGGAAGGTAAGTTCATTGGCTGAACACCAACAAAGTCCTGAGCTGCGATCTGAGCAAATACCTTACGAACAAGTGGAAGAGCTACGCCTGCCCACTGCTCACCTTGACCAGCTGTGAAAGTACCGCCTGTACCTGTAGACGATGCTTCAGCAACAATCTGCTTAGCCTGATTCTCAAGAATCATGGCCATGTTCTTTTTATCTTTATCGGAAGTGAGACCTTCGAGTAGACCCGACTGTGCCCACTTACCAGCTAAACGAGCTGCATCGGCCTCAAGGCTTTTGTAGCTGTTCGAGCTTTCGAGTAAGTTATTAATTTCCATTTTAATTTATGAGGTTGTTATTTGATGATTCCTGCTAGCTTCTGCATGCGTAGGACCTGCTCACTTACCATTGGAACAACTTCCGCAGGCTTAGGTGCATTTCCTGTTGCTTTCGAAGCAAAGCTTTTATGTTCTTTAACTGTCTTCTTAGCTGGAGCTTTTGCTTCGCTAACAAGGTTTTCTTTTACTGTCTCAAAGACGAGTTTAACTTCCTTAACTGTTTCAGCTTTGTCAAAAGTAGCAATTACTTTAACTTTCTGATCTTCTGTAAGGTTGTTGTTTCTAAAGACTTTGTTGACGTAAAGAAGTTTAGCGTTAAGAAGATTTACTTCTGAAAGTTCAGCTTTAAGTGTATTGATTGTCTCAAGAGCTTCTTTTAGATCTTCTTCTAGTTGATCATGTGGATTCTCTTCATGAGCGTCAATATTACCTTGACCTTCTTCCATTTCGTCTTCTCCTTCTTCTAAAGCTTCGAGTTCAGCAAGTAGTTCAGCAAGATCGATTTCCTCTTCATCTTCTCCATCAACTGCTACCATATCTTCAGGAGCTTCTTCGCCTGCTTCCATGTCAACATCCATTCCCATGTCTGCTGCCATTTCATCTTCTGCAGGTTCCATTTCCTGACGAATAAGGTCGCGGATGAGCTCTTTAAGGTCATCTACTTCCATATCTCCTACTTCAACTTCTTCTTCAGCTTCAGCTTCAGCTTCTTCGCCTTCTTCTTCACCTTCTACCTCAGCCTCTTCTTCTTCGGCCTCGTCTTCAGATTCTTCTGAATCATCCTCAGCCTCTGTAATCTCCGCTTCGTCCATATCTTTATCGTGCTTCATTTCATCCATGTCTTCTTCTACTGATTCGTCCATGTCGTCATGCATTACTTCATCAAGTTCTGCTTCTTCCATTTCCTGAAGTTTAGCAGCTAGCATGCTCTTGAGATGAGGTGTAAGCGACTCTTCTAATGCTTCTTTAGCATTAAGAATAGCTGCTTCACGAATTGATTTGGCCTCTGCGATAGCTTCTTTGAATAAATCTCTGTTAGCCATCTGTTAGTATAGTTTGGCGTACGTTTATTAGTAAACGTAAAAATATTAAAAATATATAGATGCCGAATCTATGCGGCATATTCTAGATATAAATATATACTAACTTACAAAACTATAGATAACATTCGCAAGTTGTTGCGCAAATAATCTCTCTAATAATTTCGTTAATTCTACCGTACTTATCTTTCTGCCTTACGGCTGCTTCTTGTAAGGCTTGAGGTGCCATAAATGCACCGTGTGTAGATGGATTAGATACAAAATCCCAACATACTAATTCGAAGTCATCCATTACCTGAAGAGTATCTTCGTTTGTTTGCTGTACTGATCCTGTTCCTCTAGAAGAGATACCGATTGTATGACCTCCCTTGAGAATTTCTTTTACAATATTTCCGGATGGAGTATTTAATAATTCTACTCTACCCATAAGATCGTTTCCTTTCCACCAAAGTTCTTTAACTACATGAGATGCATTCTTAAGAGCAACTACAGGTGATTCTGGGTGATCTAATTCTCCGTATGCGTTTCCTACTTTAACAAACTCATCGATGTAACGTCCTACTTCTCTTTCAAGAAGATTCTTCTTATAGACTCTTCCATTTTGGTTCTTGGCTTCTGCTCTTTGCATGACGCCAACAACTTCCATTACTCCAGGCTTAGACTTGCTTTCCTGTAGAAGCGGTTTCGTTACTGTTATTTCGGTGAGTAGCATATTCTTACGATTCGTTAAGTGCTTTGACGATAAGTTTCTTAACAGCTTCTTTTAGCTGTGCTTTAACCATTTGGTTATCTGCGTTATCTTTAACGTCAGTAAGTCCGTCAGGTCTACCTCCTTCTTTATGCTCTTCTCCAGATAATTCATGAAGATAGAAGTTAGGATCTTTTTTAAGATTCTTAAGAACTAAAGCTTTAGCTTTTTCATACTCTTCTACTGTTACTCCCATGATTGGATTAATACTCATAGCAGCTAGTTCTGCTCTGATTCCTCTTTCGACAGATTCGATTGAGTAATAATCTTCTTCGGCTACAGGTACAGGCGGCTCGTAGGAAGGTGATTCGTCTTTAGCCTCTGCTATCATACCTCTGTTTCTAAGAATGCGAACAGTATCCTCGTATCCGTTGAACTGAGTGATTAGACCTGGGAAGGTCATTCTAGCATCTCTTAAAAATTGAGCTTTTGTAAATCTATTCTCTTGAATAGCGTTATATTTTTCCTGTAGTGTTTTCATCGAGAAAATCGAATAGTTTTGTGTTAGAAGGTCTTTTTGGTCTTTTAGTCTGCTTGTATCCTAGTTTTTCTAAAAATTTTGTTGCTCTGTTTTTCTTTTGACCTTTTTTTGAAAAAGCATGAGGTGTTGCATATTGAGCTCCAACACCAGGAGTAAATGTAGCTCCTGTTCCAGTTGTTGAAATCTCTTGTAGAATTTCTTGAACTAGTTTTTTGAGCTCACTCTTTTTCATAACTTTCTTAATTCATCAATAAGTTCATAATACTGCATTAAATTGATTAATACGTTATCATCAACTCTTTCCTTATTTGATAAAGGTTGAATGCCTTTTAGAACTTCATTTAGTTTAATCTTAACTACTTCATTACCGACTTTAGCTGTAGCAGCTGTAATCGCTATTCTAATGTCTTCTATCCTTTCGTTAACTGTATTTCTAAGTTTAACGGTAGAATTAATTGAAGTAATAAATTCTCTAAGAACGTTCTTTTGTTCTAGAAGTAAATTATCGTATTTAGTATTAAACTTCTCTAATAAGAGTTTATATGTAAGTAATTTAAGATCTTTATCGTATTTAGAGTAATCTTCGATTAAAGTATCTTTTACTTCTTCTACATCCTGTTCGTTAGAAGTTAAATGCTCTAGAATAGTTACTTTATTATTAACGAATATATTAGGATCAACTAATTCGCTGTTATTCTGAGCTTCTAATAAACAGTAAAGAGCAGCTAGTGGTTTATAGTCTCTAACTTTAATTGAGAAGAATTCTTCGACTGAATAATGCTTTTTGATTTCTTTTACTAGCTCATACTTCTGATTTCTAAGAGAGCTTTGGTCTAGCTTTCTAGAAATATCAACTATGCTAGATAATATAGATTCTGCTTTGTTTTGAGAAATGCCTTTGTTTTTAAGAATATAATCGTATAGTTTAAATTCTTTAACTAGAAAGGAAGATCCTGTATAAAATTTTCTTAGAATCTTAACAGCTGGAGATTCTTTCCCGGCTAGGGTATCTGCTGTAATTTGTTTTACTAGCAGCTCGTAGATAAGTCCAGTGTTTCTAAATTTATTATGCTTAATCTTCATGAATCTAAGGTTCAATTAAATATAAATATAGTAAGAAGTTCTATTCTCTTATATTTGTCTCGTCTAGAAGACCTGACTCGTCTTCTTTGACCTTTCCATTAGCAACTTCTTTACTGAATACCATATTTTTGATATCCTGATTCTGTAGATAAACTGCTTGAGTTCTTAACTTTTGCTCACTAACAGTTTCGTTATCGCTAGGATAACCGCCTTTCATTTCAATATCATTTCCTAAACGATCTCTTCCTCCTAGAGGATCATCTTGAGTTCCTATAATCGAGAACTTTTCTCTAGGTCTTCCTTCAGCGTTCTTTTCGCTATATCCTAATGGAACTTTTGGAGTCTCCATACCTCTACGTCCGTACATAGATGCAAGATCGTGAGGTGTTCCGTAAGATACTCCGGACTCAGCAGGATCATTTCCTTCATTTTCAAGCTGCGTAAGCCTAAAGGCAAGTTTCTTGTCTTCTCTTACTAGTGCTCTTAGTTCATTATATCCGTCTTCAGATATGCCGAAGATCTTGTCGTATATATAATCTGTCGGGAACATATTAGAATCCATCATTTGACTAGCAAGATCTACTTTTTCTTTAAGTAATGCTATTTTTTCTTGCTCGTAAATAACGGAAGGACTTGAAAGAGTAATTTCAAAGTTTGTTAAAGATTCTCCGGTAAACCCTTGAGCGTAAAGATGAACAAGAGCTATCTTAGTTAACTCCGATTCCATAATGCGCTGAATTCTTTCTACTGTACGAGCAAATCGAATATCCTCTGCTGCTAGAGTTGCTCTCCCTTGCAGATCCCCTTCGTAACCAAAATATGCTTTAGGTACTTTAAGAGCAGCAAACAATTTATCTCGTAAGTATTCTACGTCTGCAGTACCGTCATAATCTAATCCTTTAGTAGTATCAATACGAGTAGTTGTGTCATTACCGCGGACCGGAAGATAGAAATCCTCCATCATGTTCTGAAGATTAAATCTAAGATTATACTGTCCGGTAGTAGAGTCTACGTAAGGTGTTTTCTTAATCTGATTAATTGTCTTCTGCATGAACTGCTCTACTTCACTAGGCGGTATGTTACCTACGTTGATGTAGAACATTCTCTTCTCAGGAGCTCTCATTATACGATGAATCAACATCGCATCTTCCATTAGAGTGAGCTGCTTAAAGATTTTACGTCCAGGTTCTAGATAAGAACGACCGTAAGGAAGATAGTTAGTATCGGAGATAAGACGGAAGTGAGCTACTTCGTAGTTATCTAAATGTATGATTCTTTTGTTAGATTTCGGTACATAATTAGGATCAGCAGAAGCTGCTATACCGTCCGGATCAATACTAAAGGATACCTTCGAAGGATTATCT